ATGCTACACTTCTTTAAAGACAAGCCGCCAACGCTAGAAGAGGCGCAAGCGATTGTCGGGGGGCTGGTGGAAATGGTTCAATTAATGAACCCAGAAAAAATGCAGCTTTTAATTAACGAAGAGGGCCTAATGCACGATCTTCCCGTTAATGTGCAAGCCAGCATGATTGCTGGTCAACGCCTAGTCGGGCATGCAATCGTCCTAGAAGGGGACGCAATGTGGGACTAGACTCAAACCTAACACCCGCGCAGGAATCAGAACTAAAGTTCCTGCGCGGTAGAGTCGATAGGCTGCAAGACGAAACCTTTAAAAAAAGCCCACTACCCAACGCACAAAACGATCTGTGGGTAGCGCGTACAGAACTAAAAAAATATGTTAGTGACCTAAGATCATCGGGGAAAAAAATATGACAGTATTAGAACAATGGAAAGAACTAGCAAAAGTAGAAAACTTACGTCATCAGCTAGTCGCACAACCAACGCAAGCAATAGTCGGGCGTAACTATGGGGCTAAAGTAGACCTCATGGCTGTGGCCTTCGATGCCGTTAAAACTAGAGACGCTTGGACAATCAAAGATTTAGCCAGAAAAATGCAAATCAAAGACGAAGCAGCACAACAACTACTGCGAAGCCTCGTAAAAGAAGGACACCTAACATCAAGACCAATGCACGGAGAGCCAGTGTACGAATGGCCCGATAGAAACCCGTCTAAACCATTGCCGCGATTAGGAAGTCGCTATAGATAATCCCACGCAAAGTGCTGAAAGTCACAAACCCTGCCTATAATCGGGCGGGGTTTTTCTTTGTCGGGACTTTTCTATCCTATTATCCGCCACGTATTTATCAATCAACAACAAACAAAACATCGGAAGATCTGATGGACTCAAGCCTAACCCGAACAAAAGTTCAATTATTAAATCGCGCAAGTCAGCAGTCGAAAAATTAGCGGGTACTTCGTTAAGAAGTCCCGCCGCAATTCTTTCTAAATCTTCCGGTTGCATCATTTGTCTTTGCTGTTTTTTATTGCTTCCAACAGATTATCAGCATCTTCTACCGCCTGTCTAGCTGAATCAAATTCACTCATACCTTTTAAAGCAAAGTCAACAAACCCTTTAATATCATCCCAACAATCTTCCTGCTCATAAGCCGTTATCACATGAAGCACAAAAAACTTTATCAAATCTGGGCTGGCTTCTTCTGGCAAACCTGTATCAAGTTTACGCATGGCATTGTGGAAAAACTTATGTTTTTCTTCTATTTTATTAAACTTCGGCATTTTAGTTGTTCCTTTCCGCTATGAATGATAAACAAAATGTGGGGGCGGTTTGATTTAACCTCGCTGGATCAAATCATGTCATTGCCGCCCCCAACTGTGTACCTACGACATGCTACCCAAGTACCAAGCAACAATCACCAAAACCAACACAATAGCCACATAAACAGGCTTCTTAGGCACGTTAAACGCATCAGCAGCCTTCGGTTGCGGAGTCAGTGATAGCTTCGTTGCACGGGGCTTATATGGGCCGCGAGCTTTCTTCGGCTTGTCATCGGGGGAAACTCCCCCAAATAACGTTTCATCCAAATCTTTTTGAAATGGCGTTAAATTATCAACGGGATTATTTGCCGCATTAACGCTATTCCGTATCCTAGACAACTTAACATTGACCGACTTAGTAGATCGACCCATAAACTCACCAATCTCGCTGTGCTTAAATCCCGTTGCCTTATACTCAAGCAACTGGTCAATTTCTTTAGCCGTCCACATTGAAAACGTGCGATCTACAGGAAAATCCTTCGAACTTTTTCTCTTATTAGCCATTACATTCATCCTTCTAATCAGCCTCAATCTCACCAGAACCAGAACAGTTCTCGCAAATCTTCCAAACCCCAAACGGCTCATAAACACCGTATGATGTCATCTCAAATTGTTCGTGTTCTACCTCACCCTTACGGTCAGAATGTGAACACTCAGGGCAATCAATCATCATCTGACACACGCCAAATGCGAACAAATCCATCAGCCAAACCGTCAGCCTCGCGCCTACTCAACAAATCAATCCCTAAACGAGACCCAGCAACGTACATGCTGTTGTAAGACTCGTTGGGTATATCAACGCAATCGCCTTCAGACATAGACGAAAGCAAAACTTGCCACTTGCCCCTGCCCCTCTTTTTACCAGAAACAGCGTCGGGGATCGGAACCCCAGAATTAATCTTATAGTCCATAATTAACATCCTCTCTATTTTGTTCATTGCTAGTTACATCCCCAAAATGAAGAACGTGATTGCAGCAATGGTCAGCAGTACAACTACCGACCACGCCATGTCCTTCAAATCATACCTCATACGCTGGCCCCATTCGGATCAAAGCGTAAGTGGTTCTTGGTGGCTACCTTGTCTAAAGAGGCAACAATGTTCTTAGACCAATTATGGTCAGGGATTAACGAACTGCCCCTAGACGTTTCGTCGTGCGCGTCCTGTAAATCAGCCAATAAACTTATTTGATCGAGAGTTAAATAATCTTGACCCCATGACGCCGCAACCGCATTAGCAACAGATCTGTCGCGGCGTATACCCTGACCCTCTAAATCAGGGCTATAATGCTCGTCAGCAATGAACACGCCAACCGCGCACATCTGGCCGCTTAACTCATAGTCATCATACTCGTCATATACCGTTCCACGATAGACGCAGGCATCACCGTCTGCATCCAATGACGGGCCGTCCATGCCCATCAAATGAACCGAAGCTGCGTCAAATATCTCTTGTAGTTTCATTTGTCATTTTCCTTTTGCTATAAAAGATAACCCTATACCTAATCCCAGAAAGTCCTAGTGTCAATAGTAAATGTAAATAAAATAACAGCCATTTTCACGAAAAACCGCCCCATTGATTTCATTGGATAATTTACGGTAAAAAAATCCACGTTAAATTTTACCGCGTTTAACGTAACGTAGAATGTTAAACAATATCAATGAGTTAACGATTTACGGTAAGCACGGTAAAAACTCGTTTTACCGTAGATTGTTCAATGAAATCAATGCGTTATTTTACGGTAAACACGTTACCCCCTTTACAGGGGGGTATATATACTACCCCCCCTTGATGTTAATCAAAGGCAGACAATACCGTGATCGGGACTTGCACAGCTTTGGGATAATGTGCTATTACATGGACAGACCCCAGCAGGGGAATAACGCAGGGATTCGCAATATGCCAAAGGTCGGGGAACAAATCGAAAAAGGTGGCAGAAGATTGCAGCCCCAACAACAAAAGTTTCTTGATAACTACATCCATAAAGATATGACACAAACAGGAGCAGCACGAGCAGCAGGATATAAATCGCCAAACGTTAGAGCAGTGCAACTTCTTAAAAATCCCGTCGTGCGCGAACGAATGGAAGAAATGAGAACCGAACTCGAAAGCAAATATGGCGTAACAGTAACCAAATCCGTTCGAGATATGCAAAGACTTAGAGACGAAGCGTGGAGCGCAGGAAACTATAGCGCCGCAATTAAAGCAGAAGAACTGCGCCTGAAAGTCACAGGGCTTATGGTAGCGCGTAGCCATGTAACGCACGAAAATATCGAAACAATGAGCAGAGACGAAATAGCCGAACAACTACAAGAAATTATGGGTAGAGCTAAAGAAAGAATGAAAGATATAACGCCCGAACAAAATATGATCGAAATAGAAGATAATAACATAACATACGATAACGGCGAAGCCGTTAAATGACGCCTGCGCATGGAGGGGGGGGGCCTCAGCCCCACCTCACAGCCGTTTTAAGGCCCCTCACAGCGCGAAGTCGGGCCATTCGGGGGTAGGGGTACCCGAAGACTTGTTCGGGTTCTGTAGCCCCCCTCCCACAAAAAAGTATTATGTTAAGTCTTTTACCCCCGGTTGCCTGTAATCGGGCCGGGATCTGGCCGGGTCGGGGAACCCAAACAATTGTTCGGGATCGGGGTTCCGGGGAACATGCCGGGTACGTTCTGGGTTCCGGGTAACGCCGGGGGTCAACCGTTGACAGACCTTGACCCCCGGCAATCACAACCCGAACAATTGTTCGCGTTTGACAAACAAGCCGGGGTCAGGCATCTTGGAACTGCATTACTCCTCGACGTCTCAATAACTGCCCCCGCTTGGTTAGGTTTCGCACTGCAACGGCGGGGG